CAGCTGCACTAGCTGCTGCACCAGAAACGTTTTGACTTTCATCCGCAGATCCATAGCCATTTAAACTCATGATACCAGATGGTCCTTTGTTGACACCACCTTTTAATGATCCATGTAAATCTGATTTAACAAGTAAATCTTTTTCTGCTTTTGTAATATAAGCTAATTCTGTTTCTGGGTGATCTGGACTAGATTTCCATTTTACAGGAGCGGTAACTTGTTTTTGTTTACCTAAATAGTTTTGTACTCCACCTTGTAATACTGGTTTATTTGTCATCTTTTTTATCCTCATCTGATGCTGCACCTAAAGGTGGCATTGCTGCAACTTTTACCTTCACAGATCTAACCACATGTTCTTTTTGTGTATCTGTGTTTGGGTTTGCAATATCATCTTCTGCTTCTTTATCAGAATTGTATTCATAACCAGTCTCTTTATTTCTTAAAACTACCTCTGTCTCACATTTTACAACCGGCACTTTCTTACCGTTTATGTATGTGTATGCTACTTCACCTTCTTCTATAAACATATTAATCCCTATTTATCTCTAACAGAGAAACTACAATATGTAGTCTACCTGCGGTTGTTGCTTGTGCTTTTAATATCTCACTCTCTTGTAACACAATTGGCTGTGTTATCAATTCTGTTGTTGCATTTGCTCCGATTGTTTTTGTTTTAAAAAGAGAGAATACTGCTGCACTTGCATCTGTTAAAGTCACATTAATACTATCTCCACTGCCTGAATCATCAGATACCAAGATATTTTTTAATATCGCCCTTGAATTATTAGGAGTTGTATATACAGAAGTATTGTCTGTAGTTGTAAGATCTATTTTTGCGTTTTTATATACGTTAGCCACCTATAAACCAAGAGAATCTCTCTTGCTCCTGTTTTTGTTCATCTAGAAATGTTGAATTTAATTGTTCTACAACTAATGCAACAGCTCTATTAATTTGTTTTTGATTAGATATATCATATTCTTCTTTTGGTTCTGGTAATCTAACTACTATTTTAGCCATTATCTTCTCCCATCCGCTTGTACATCCAATCTAAATGTGCCAAATCTCCACGATTCAGATACAGCATCGTTTTCTATTTTTATATTTACAAATCTTCCTCGTGCTCTTGTATCCTTTTTATCAGTGCTTGCGGTAATTGTAAATGGGCTTAAAGACGTTGTTGTTTGTGAGTCTGAAGGATATCTTTTAACAGCCAATGTTATTTTAGCGTTTCCTGCTAAATCCTTAAAATCAGGTAAAAATCTTCTAACAGCTAAAAATACATCTCCTGCTATCTGATATGCCTGACCCCTCATTCTTTGTTGTATATCAAAGTCAAACGACTGTATGAAAGATGTGACTGTTGTTGTGGATCCATCAGGGTTTACCTGATCTGTGCCTACTTCATGTTCAAATAGTGTGGTTTGCCCGAGCCCTGATTCCCCTACAATGGCTGGAAAAGTCCCTGTTGCACTATCATCAAATTTAGTTGCAAAAGGCTTAGGATACACTGTTGCATCAATCCATGTGGTTCTAGACTCTGTCCCTATATACCAAACACCTCCTGGTATTCTTGGAGTGCTTTCACCATAATTGTATACAACATATTGGTCATTATATTCTGAATTAGCTGATGGGTAATACCATACTACTTCTGTAAACTGATTATTTAGTCCAGCATATACCTGTTGCCCTTTTGTAGTATCAGCTTGATCATAAACATAATCTTGAACAGCACATTTTAGAGATTTAACTGTACCATCAAATGCAAAGAAACCATTTGGAGACATCCAAAAAGCAACACCATCTATCTCAACGGCTGCATTTTTACCAATCAATCCACAGTTTGTACCCACCTGTTCAAAACCAAATGTAAATGGAGCACCTACGAATTTCATAGTGTATAGTGCATTGTCTGTCCAAACTAGAATAGATTCTTTTGCTTTTAATGCACCAATAATTTTTGTGCCATCTTGTAATCTTTGTGTACCTGCTGTGTTAATAGCAGTAACTGTATAATCATTTATATCTTCTTGTTCTGAAAATCTAATAAACATATCGTCTTGTGTTGCTGGTGTACCAATAGTTGTTTCTGTACCAAGGTGTATTAAGTGACGTGTTGTTGGTGATACAAGTGTTACCCTTGTTGCAGTTGGATTATTTGTGGTTGCAAATCCAGATGTAGATGTGGACGCTCTTACAGTCAGTGGATCTGTGGCTCCTGCGTTCCATGTAAATGTTTTACCATTTGCAATAGTTGCAACCAATACCTCACCAAAATTACTTAAAGACCAAAGACCAGGTTCAAGAGTTATCTCATCTGCGGATGACGCTTCACCCCATTTACCAGCTCCATAAGTATCTGTACCCCAACCATAACCATATGATTGTGCAGCAGGACCAACAGGTTCGTAAGGAATTAATTCTATACTACCCCCTGTAGATACAGTGGCTGATGCGTTAGAACTTTGTGTAATTGTAAATACAGAACTAGATGTAACAGATGTTACTTGAAAGTTTTTATCTTCAAAATCAGAAGCAGAGTAACCTGTACCACTCGGTAATGTTACACTATTGAATTGTACGATATCACCTGCTACTAATCCATGTGCAGATTTAGTTATAGTACAAATAGCTGAGCCAGATGTAGTTGCAATTGTTGCGCTACTTAAAGCAGCTTTAACTGGCGTGATATCGTATAGCTGTCCTTCAAAATATAGAAGTAAAAATTTATCTGTGCCTATAGCTACGTATCTATTGCCGGCTATATCAACAAACGCAAACTGACGTCTTGCAACACCGACTATTGTGTCTGTAACAAGCGATGACCAACCACCAACTTTTTCTGGTAATAAATATCTAAATCTTACATTATCACAATCAACCCAACGTTGTTCAGCACCAACAGATGTGTTTTGTTTGTCTATTCCTGGAAAGAATGTAAAATCTAATAGGGCCATATTTTAGCTCCTATATGTTATCTTTATAGATCCAGCCTCTCGTTGCATTTACAAATACTAACGTAAAAGCAGATCCATTAGTAGAGACAACAAGATT